CTCGTAGTTCTCCAGAGCCTGCCGGAACGTCTTTTCGTCCCAAGTGTAGGCCGGGCGCTTGTTGCGCTGCCAGAAGCTCTCGGGGTTGTCCCGGAAGCACTGGGCAAGAAGCTGGAACTCCTTGGCCTGAGACGTGTGCATTCGCTTGTGAACGGAGTTCAGGACTTTGGTCGCCTGTTCAATCAGAGCAAGCGTCGTCCCAACCGGCGCATCCGCCTTTCCCTCGCCAACGGCAGCCTCGGCAGTGCCGCCGACCCGCATACCCGTGTCAGCGATCTGCGTCACCAAGTTCATCAGGGCACCAGACGGCTCCTTGTACGGGAGCGGCATGATCGCCTGAGTCAGGGGTAATCCGTTCGTCTTCACCAGCGCACCGCCGCCCGGAGGGATGCGGAAGATGTTTGTGTTTTGGCGTGCGCCTGTGTCTGCCATCAGGAAGCCGGGGAAATTGTTGTACATTCCCGCGTCGAGAAGTTCTCGCCATGCCGCCGTAATTGCGTTGGTTGTGTTGCCGAGGATGTGAAGCAGGCCGATGTCGTAGAAGCCCATGCCGGGGACGAACGTGTACTTCACGAATGTCTCACGGGCCGTCGGCAGATCCTGATCGTCCTCGTTGTAATTGCGGACAATCGACAGGATTTCCCGCGACGACGCGTCAATCGTCACGCGATACGGCACTTCCAAGCCGGAAATCTTGCCCTTGTAACGGTGTTCAAAGCCAAGGATGTCCAGCTCGCAGTAGCATTCATAGATCTCCCGGTCCCGGTCGTCCGGGCGGAAGCTGTCAGATTTAATGCCTTGCTGGGCCTCTTTCTCGCGCTGGAAGCTGTCGCGGTCCGGCTCCTTGGGTGTGGACAAGTCAATGTCGCGATACACCCCGAGGATCTGAAGCCGCTTGATGGCGGACGGCTTCATGTACGTGCGGTGCGTCGCGCGCTTTGCGTTGGCGAGGTCCGTAGCGTCGTTGCTGACGATCAGGTCATCCGCATCTACAGTCTCGCTGACCGGGCGATTGCGCAGCGGGCAGAAGTAAACCTTCTTGAACGCGGTGCCGCCAAACCCAAGCATGAACAGCATCCTGTCCGTGTCCGGGTAGTATTCTGTGGCGACCGCCGTCAGGTAATGGTTCATGTCGCGCTGGAGCGCGTTGGCCATCATGTCCTGCGGGAGAGTCGGCTGGTTGCTGTCGTTGCGGATCTTCACAGGCCCGTCGGTCGGCAGCATCTCAGAGCGCGCATTGGCCTGAAACCGGAGGACAGCTTCCAGCAAAAGCGGGTGCCGAACCCGGCTCATGCCTTCAATCGGCGCGCCGTCGGGGGAACCCTGCGTATTGGGGACTTCAATCTTCAGGCCGAGCAGCTTGACGCCCTGAGCCCGGTCTTCAATCCAGTCTTTGCGGCTATCGATGTCGTCCCGGATGCCTTCTAAAAGGTCGGAAGCGATCAAGCTAAGCTGACCGCTGTCGATCTCTTCGGCAAGGTTTCTGAACCATGAGGAGGTGTCTCGCTCCTCATCTTCAATGATAGGACGACCGTCTAAAGAGATTGAAATGGACCCATCCGGGTGTTCAATCTCAAGCAGATTGGCCGCGCCAGAGAAATCCTCGCCGTCATCCTCGCTGACTTCGACAATCACGTCGTCCGGGGACAGCTCTTCTTCGACGGGCTGGTCAAGCCTCAAGTTCGGGACAAGGCCGGGGGTCGCTGACATAAATTAGGTTCCCTGTCCGTTCAGTTCGGAGATCTCGGCCACAAAACGGCTAATCCCCTGTTGAGCCGCAATATTATCATTTCTGGCCTCTATTTCATAGTATCTGGTGTGGTCGTTCGGCGGCATCCCCCAAACCTTTACTTTAAACAAGCCCTGCTTTTTGGGCGTTGCGGGGCGCAATACATCAACTGTGGCGCTGGCGAGGATGCCTGTCATCTGTTTTCTCCATTTACTTGTACATTTGGCTACACTGGATACAGCGGAGCCATCCCGGTGTTGCCTTCAAAGCGCATACTGTTCTCGACCTCAGCGGACCACTCTTCCGTTCGGAGGATCATGCCTGTATCTCGGAGGTGGCGTAAAGCCATTGACACCGTATCGACCAAATCGTCGTGCTTCCCCTTGGGAAACTGGCCGACTTGGTTGATAACCATGTCTGACCAGCTCTTAAACGGGGCAAAAACCAGCCCTTCGGCAAACAAATGCTGGATGCTATAGAGCCTGGCCAGCTTGTCCTGCGATTTTGGGTCAAAAAGGGTCAATCCGAAGCGCGATCCGCCGAAAAGACGGCGTAATTCCTGCGCAACCGAGTGTCCGGCGGCTTTATTTTCAATTAAAAGATTGTCAACCTTGTACCTTTGGCACGTTTCGGCGACTTGGGTGACCAAATCGTGCAATTCATACCGCCCCTGCCATGCGTACATGAGCATTACGCGGGGTTGGGTCTCGGTATAAGCTCTTGATACCTCTACACGGCCCTGTCCATGGCGCGCACCGGCGTGCCCAGCGGCCTGAACGGTCACATCTGAGCTAAAAACGCCCCAAACGGTTAGCGCGGACGGGTCATTTTCCGTTTTTGTCGTGTAGGCGGTGTCCAAGGACGCAATAATCATGTCCATATTCGGGTAAATGCTGCTTTCCCAAGGCTGCCACCACTCTCTTTTAATGATTCCGCCGCCTTTTGGCTCAGGGCGCTGCTGCAATTGCCCGGCAGAGGTCCACGGACCCATCTGTTTTTCCAGAATACCGACTTCGCGCTCGCCAAAACGCTCTGGCCAGAGCAACGCACCCTCTCTGCGCTCCAGTTCCATCTGCGCTTCGGGGCTGACAGCCAGCCTTTCGCCGTCATTGGTCACTTCGACCAGCGGATTACCGTCGTCATCCAGTCCCCTAGGGTCGTCCCAGCCCAGAACCGTATGGGAATGACGCTGCCATTCGTAGCGCATGGGCAGGCAGAGGTGGGTCCACGACCCGGAATCCTTGGAAAGGATGTGCCCGGTCAGGTCTTCTTCGCTCAGTCTCTGCTGAATGACAATGAACGCGCCACTCTTGGGGTCATTAAGACGGGTGGAGAGGGCGTTGTCCCACCATTCTATAGTGGCTTGGATGGTCGCCTCTGAGAACGCCTCCTGAGCGGCATTTGGATCGTCCACGATAATGATGTTGCCGCCCTCGCCAGTAAGGGCCGAGCCTACCGACGTGCTCAGACGGGAGCCGTTATGATCGTTGTCAAAGCGCGTTTTGGTGTTCTGATCGCCCGTAAGCTTGAAACGGTCGCCCCAACGCTTCTGATACCAAGGACTTTCAATCAGGCGACGGCACTTGACGCTATCCCTGAGCGAAAGCTGCTGGGCGTAGGAGGCCGTTAAGAACTGGACACCCGGCCCGGAGGTCGGCGTCTTCCATGGCTGAGCCCACGTCCATGCCGGAAAAGCCACCGACACCAAGCTGGACTTGGCGCAGCGGGGCGGAATGTTGACAATCAGGCGCCTGATCTCGCCGTCAGCCACCGCCTGCAAGTGCTCTGCGACGGCTTCAATCGGCCAGCCATGAACAAACGGGGACGAGTCTATGTGCTGCCACCCACCTTGCAGGAAGGTGTAGAGACTGTCTTCGCAATCTACACGGTCCAGCTCCAAGAGCTGTTCATCAATGTTAATGTTCTGTCCGTCTAGTTGCAGAATTGCCACAGCTATGTCCCCGTTTGTTTATTAGTTTACATCAGAGCCGTCTGTTTTCAAACCTGACTGTTACCTTCTCGCGGAGAACAGAGATGAGGACGTAAAGGAGCGCAGCCAGCGGAGAGAAAATCAGCACAGGCCAGAATACCGCGCCAAGGATGACCTCTGTGTTTCCCTTGTCAATCTCCTTGCCGAAGATGGCGTAGGTCGCTGCATACACAAGGGTGCCGATGGCCAGCCAGCAGATGGCGAAGATTGCGATATCGAACATTTGTTTTCCTTTCGTTACGTTTGCAAGTTTAGTTTTTGTCTTTCTTGAAGATGCTGTAGTACGGGATCTCTACCGCGCACTCTTTTGTGCTGAACAGAGACTTGCACGATACGCACTTGCGTTGCCTATAGCGCCCTCCCTCATGCGCTCTACTGTCATTCACTCTGCTTCTTCTTGACCCGCACGCGGGACAGGCGATGTCTAACTCATCCGGCTTTGGGAAGTTAACCTTTGTCATCTTGTTCTTGGTACTCTGTGTGAATGACATCCAGTGTTCCGATGTACAGGCTCTCTGCCCCTGCCCCGCAAGAGCATTTCGACTTCTCCACCAGGTTGGCCAGTTCATTGACCTCTATGGGGTAGTCGCACACCTTCCACTGCGATCCACAGGCTTCGCAGAATACGGTCAGGGAGTTCGGACTCATTTGTCTTCTCTCTTGGCTGCGGCGATGCGGGCGTTCTCTTTGGTCTCTCTTTTCTGGGTTTTCTTTATCCGCTCCATGACGCGATAGGCTTCGTCGGCGGTTAGGTACCCATGTATGTACATGAAGCGGCAGTATGTGCGGGCTTCTTCTGCCTTAGCTAAGGGGGAGCTATTCATGACTTTTTCTCCTCGCCAAGGGCAGTGCGGGCAATGTTCGCAGGGACATCGTACCAGTGCAGTGTTGTAATTTTGCCCAGAGCTTGCCGCAGTAAGGCAATCTCTTGGTGAGCATCATACAGGACATCCGAAAGATCGTCGGTCTTCAGTGTCCTCACGGGTCCGATACCGCATTCGCCTATCATGTTCTCTAGCCGCCGAAGAATGTCCTTTTCCATCACCCTCCCTCCTGTTCAGACCGGGCATAATCTTCGACACATTGCGGGCATTCCATCCACATAGGCTTACGGTGGGCGCATGTGTCGTGCTTGGATGGGGCTCCGTCTTTGCGCCAACGCTCCCCCATGGGTCGTGGGACATCCCCGTTGGCAATCCGCTCTAGGGCTTTCTGAAGATGCTCTACCTTGGCGCGGAGGCGGTCAATCTCATCGGCTGCTTCGGCACGCTGATCGCAGCAGTCGTAGGCGTCATATTTCCGAAGCCGCGCCAGAAGATCATCGCTCATGTTCTCTCCTCCCGCGATGCTTTCAGCGTCAGGCGACCGAAGCTGGGATTGGACTCGGCCCGGATGTCTGGATTGCGCCATGACCAGCACTCCCCGTTGGTATGGAAGCACACCCACAGCAGGTGATGCTCAACTCCGTAGTCTATTAGGAAGTGCGCGAGCGCCTTCCCCTGCGGCGTTTCAACCGGGAGCGGAGGGTTTAGCTGAAGGATCACTTCCTCTCCTCTCCAAGCGCGGCGCGGGCTTTGTTGCGTATTATCGCCCCTACATAGCTGGTCTTATTGCTCGTCATTTCAGCGGTCCATTTTTCAATCTTCGTGAGCGCTTCCCGCAGCCTTGCTTCTCTTGCGCGCAGGCGTTCAATTTCGTCGGCGGCTTCGTCTGGCAAGCCTGATATGTGATCTTCGTCATCGCGCAGAACAGAATCTCGCAATCGCGCCACAATGTCGTCGCTCATCACTTCTTCTCCTCGCCAAGGGCGGCACGGGCGCGGTCTCGACCTTCGATCCAAAAGGCATTTTCTGGATCAGCTTCATTGGTGTCGTCGTTGTCCACGTACCACTGCAACGCCTCCCGCAGCCGCGCTTCCCTTGCGAGCAGGCGTTCGATCTCTTCGTGCGCATCGTACAGGACGCGGGTCAGATCGTCTGTCTTGAGTGTCCTCATGGGCCCGATGGCGCAGTCGCCCAGCATGTTCACAACACGTTGAAGAATGTCGGTCATGCCGCGTCCTCCTTCTTCAAACCAAGAACCTCGTTCAACGCAGCAAACGGCGTCGAGAGAGCGGTGCCGGGCGATTTCGTGACGAGGTACGACTCATAATACGGACGGCCTTCTGGCCACATCTCCGCGAGACGCTTGAACGTGCCGGCGGAGATAATCGTATTTTCCAGATCCCTACGAGCCCTCGCCCGTTTCTCCCTGTACCCATCCCGCTTCAGAACAAAGTCGCGGACCCGGACGGCAAGCTCGCCACCCACCACGCCTAAAGACATGCACCCGTTTCTGAATTTCGCAGGAACCGGGACTGCCTTGTAGACGGACAGGCGCACATCCCACCCGTTGACGTTGAAACGCAGGCACTCGTCTTCCGGCAGCCACCCCTCTGTGGCAGTCTTCGTCCACTCAAGTTCGGCTTTCGTAAATACGTTTTCATAACACTCCATGGCAAGCGCCACTTCCGTATCGTCATTTCTCTTCTGCTCATCAGCGAAGAGGGCGCAGCAGGCTACTTGAGCGATAAGCTCTGCGCTCATTCTTGAGATCCTCATCACTTCTTCTCCTCTCCGAGGGCGTCGCGGGCGATTGAAAGGTCACGCGATGAAGGCGCGCACCCATTCATCTGGCACCACTTGTGATAGGCAGCCAGCCACTGGGCATCAGCCTTTGCATTGCGCAGCAAGCGTTCAATCTCGTCTTGCAGTTCTTCAATAAGATCGGCTGCGTCAAACAAAACGTCCGCTTCATCATTGTCGTCAGCCGTTATTTGACGAAGCCTTTCAGCAAGTGTTTCACTCATCACTTCTTCTCCTGTCTGGCTAAAGCGGAACGGATTGAAGTTTCGTCTGGACCGCCCATCGCAGTCTCGTACGCAGCGAGAGCGTCGTACAACTCTTGCTCGCTTTTGGTCATCATTGGATATGCTTCTGGTGCGAACATCAACATGTTCACGCGAAAAGGCTTTTTCGGAACATCAAACATGTGCGACTGCCACTGATAGGCCAAGTGCCAGTAAGCCTCGTAAACAACCTTACGCGCTGCCTTCAGTTCGCGTTCCTTGATGTCGAGAACAAGTTTCAGCCTATCATTCTCATCCACCAGCTCTTCGTAGAAGTCCGTCATCACTTTTTCTCCTCTCCAAGTGCGGCGCGAGCAGCAGCTCGATCTGTCTCGTCTCCGTCATCCAACAGATCGTATATGTTGCGACGCAGCCGCTCATTCTCAGCGCGCAGGCGTTCGATCTCGTCGGCGGAGTCATCGTGGCACCGCATCAAGTATTTAATGCGCTCGCGATATTCCTTTTCACTGAGCTTTTGGTCATAGCCATTTTCAAATGGATCTGCGCCACACTGTTCGTCGCTCATCACTTCTTCTCCTCTCCGAGGGCGGCGCGGGCGCGGTCGCGGCCTTCTAACCAAAAACGATTTATCTCATTCCAAGTTTCACCATGCTCGTCCGGCTCATCGCCTTCGTTTGTATCGTCATTATCAACGTACCATTGCAGCGCCTCCCGCAGCTTCGCCTCTCTAGCGCGCAGGCGTTCGATCTCGTCTGACAAACTCTCTATCTTTTCGCTCATCTCCCAAAGGCGAGTTGCAGTTTCCATCACTTCTTCTTCTCCTGTAGTGCTGTCGCGGGGATGAAAATACGCGGCCCTACAGAAACTGATCCACTGCATGTTTTGTCGTCGTTCTTTCCATCGTGGCGTCGAACGATGCCGCACCGTTTGCAGCACGTTAGATTGCGGTACATTGTCCACTCGTGGTGCAATGGACTGTCTTTCATCTTTATTTTTTCCTCGTTCATTTTGGCACACACATTGATTTTTGAAGCGAAAACACACGGCTGTTTTTCTGGACAAACTCCAGCGCAGCTTCGCATCTTTGCTGCGATGAGAACTCTTGTGTTGTTATGCTTTGGCCGTTGTAAACAGATGATATGACAATCAGAACATACATCATTCCCTCTTCTCCTCTCCAAGGGCGGCGCGGGCGTAGTCATGCGCGTGCTGAAATAGCTCTCCGTTTGCGATTTTCTCCAACGCTTCCCGCATTCGCCCGGCTTCCTGCCTAAGTACCACAATGTCAAGTTGCTGCTTGCTGATGTGCTTGCGCAGGTTCTCTGCTTCCAAGTCAGCCTCGCGGAGGTCGTCCTCCAGCCGATCCGTGTAGTAGCGCAGTTGCCGGATCAGCTTGGCGGCCTCGCGACGCATGGCAAACGCGCCGTCGTAGTTGGTGTCCTCCAGCCGCTCACAGATGTCTCTGTCGTCAGTCATTCTTGTGATCCTTGTAGTGCTTGACGAGGTACTGGATCGTGTCGCCGTAGGAGAGGCCAAACCCAAAAACGAACGCGAGATCCAAGCGAACGTCATCCAAGGTATCCCGGCAGCCCTCTGGCACACAGATGGATGTGTACTTGTTGATGCTGATGGGATGCTTGCGCGGGCGGCCAACCTTCCGTTTCTCTGGCGCGGCAGTCTTGGTGGTCTTGGCGGCCTTGGTAGTCGTGGTGATCTTCTTAGCCATATGTTTTCCCCTTCGTTAACTTGTGTAGACTGATGTTTACCTGCCGGAGTTAATCTTGCAAACTGCGTTGTATTCGACGTTTCGCCCTCGGTCGGTTGTCATGACGGCGAATGATCTTCCGTTGGTTACGTCCATCGACAGGATGAAGTTAGCTGTGCTGCCGATATGGATGACGGTCAGGATACTTCCGTCAATCTTTGGGAATGCGACCTGTGGCTTTGCGGTTCCGTAAGCTATTCGGGCTTCTCCTTGGGTTACGAAGACTGCGATCTTTTCTCCGTTCTGGATGGTGCAGTCTCCAGAGATCCATGCCTGGGCATTAGCGGGTAGTGGGGTAAGTGCGGCTGCGATCAGAAGGCCGCGCCAGAGGTATGGGTTCATTTGGGCAGTTCCGGCAGTGGCATCCAGTGAGTTGGGTTTTTGTTCAGCAGTTCATTACCTTTTTGGTCTTGTGCCCAGCCTTTGCCGGGGATGTTCCACGCCACATGGACCCACCTGTTCTTTTTCCCGGAGCACCATGTATGGCCTGCGATGACGACCATGGCTCCGGTCGGCGCTGAGCAAATGTTTAGCCACTGGCTGTTTGTCGGAGCAGGCACCCTGTGACCATCAAGAGTCATCACCCTTGCCAGCGAAGCGCCTTTCTTTTTATTACCAAACAGCCTGACGCCTATTTGACCCCAAGACAGCCCTTCTTTTCGAAGGAACTTGGCCTGTTCAATTTTTTCATCCGTGTAGACTGATCGTGACACATTGGTCATTTGGGCGGCTCCGGCAGATGCATCCAGTGGGTTGGCTTAGCGTCCAAGATTTCGTTCCCGTCGGGGTCAAACGCCCAGCAGAAGAACGCCTTGTTGACTTGGGTCCATTCAACCATTTCGCCGTCAACCTCCAGAGAGGTTAATGTCAGCCAAGCCTCGCCAACGACAGGCGTCCCGTGAAAGTTAAGCCACGTCACCAGAACGGGCATACCGAAGGGCGCTGATCCAATGTCTCGCCATTCCTGAGTATGTGTACTTGTCATTTCTCTGTATCTCCTGTGACTTCCTTGATCTCGGCCATTAGTGCTTTGATGCGCTTATCCAGATCCGCTTCGGCCTGTTTGGCTTTGAAGAGGTAGTCTCTATTTCGCTGGGTGAAGTAGGCCCGCTGGTAGCTTCGCATCTGCGCAGCGCAGATTAACAAGTCCTCCAGATCTCTTAGCCGGCTGTACCGGTCTACCAGTCTCATCATATCTCTCCTTAGTCATGGCTGATCCGACAAAGCCGCAGCCGTTGCAGTAGAACCTACCGGAAACGACCCGGAGCCTACGGTCGCATTGGCGGCAAGACCGGGCGGCGTTCAGCAAGAAAGTCACCCAAACCTCTCCCTACTTCTGTTCTGCCAAAGTTAAGGCTAGGGCGTTTAGGTAAACCTCGGTCTCTCGTCTTTTATCTGGCGGCAGCACCGGGAGGATGTCTTCCAAGATAGACGCGCACTGCTTAAGCGCCTCTACCACGTCTTGGTGCTGCCTCTTGGGGACGGTGTTCTTATACCGGTCGTCCAAAAGCTTATTGGCAAGCCGCGCCAAGGCATTCCCGAAGTCTTCTTCTGCCGTCTTGATGATCGCCCGTGTCATCATATCCATTTATAGGCCCTCGGCGTGCTGAATGATCTGCTGGCGGTTCCTGATTACCCAGTCGTTGACATGGTAGTGGTAGTCAACAATCCAGTTGGGCTGTGGCGCGGTAGTGCGGGCAACAGGTGGCCTAGCCTTTGGGGCCCTGACCTTTGACCGACGACCCGCGCCAGAGGAACGCCGGTAGACACCTTCCCGGATAGCAGCCTGCTTGGACTGGCAGATGCCCATGCTGGGGCGATAGACCTGCCCCTTCTTGCACCGGGCAGCTTCTGCGGATGAGACCCACGCAAGGGACCCGATTACTATTCCTAAACCTATAACCAGTTTCATGTGGCCCTCCCCTAAGAGCAAGAGAACCGTACACCTACCTGTAGGGCTCGTCAACACATATTATTGGTTTTTTATAAGACGTGGTAGGTTCCCATCGTCGTGTCGGGGGATGGGAACCCGGCGACCGCTCTTCGAATTGTTGGCTGGACGTTCGGGGAGACATAGGTGCAGGCTCCTGAAGTCATGCATTCCAGCCCGTCTTTCCCAATCAACCTGCCACGCGAAAAGGTGGCGCCGGATGGCAGTAACCGGCACTTACTCCTAGGGGAGGTAACAAGGGTACCTACAGTTCAGCACTGGAAGTCCGCGCCAGGGGGTACCGGCATACGCCGAGCGGAGGGACCCATACAGACTACGAGCAGACAGGGGAGGTAACAGGGGAGGTAAGGGGACCCGGACGCGGATTTTGTGGAGATTTACGCGGAGGGGTGGAGCCTCAGTCTGACGGGGCGGCCTTCTATTGGACGGGGGCACCCCTGGCTTTTCCGAGGTACCTTAAACTTAGCATTGATCTTGATCTGCGCTGTCAATCGCCCGGCAACGCATTAACAAATGATAGTTTGGTCAAGTCTAGATCAATCGCCCCGCCCACCTATCGCCCGGCAACGCCCGGAACGCCCGGCAATGCGCCACGCAAGGCCAACAATAGGCGACAAGGGAAGGCGACTGTTTACAAAGGAAACTTTCGGGGGGGCTAAGTATCGCCTACCGGCTTTGCGCCTATCGCACGGGCTTCCAAGAGCATTCCGCGCAGTCTGTCCCGGTCCTCTGGCGCTATGTCACGCGCAGATATGACAACGTTATTGGTTACATTGTTAATCGTTGTTGCGTCGCGGTGGGCGTCGCCTTCTGCAATCCTGCTATTGTAAAGCCGTGGCGCGGCCTTTTCAGCGTACCATTTGAACGCGTCTACCAGAATGCGAACGGCTGGCGCGTTGTCCTCTGTCGCCGTTTTTGCAGCAGAAACAACATGATGGGCGGCGTGCTCGCCGAAGCCCATGCGTGCGCGTGCGTATAGCGCAGCAAAGTCGGGGCGTGTTTCAATCCAATAATACACCACCATGCGCGTCGGCATGTCTGGCGAGCTGTCGCAAATATCAATCAGTGTCTCGCCCATGCAAAGGCGTTCGCAGATCTCATGGGCTATCTCGTCACTATATGGGAACGTCACAGGCCTTCCCATTTTGGCCTGACGTGCGACGCCTTGCTTAGCGCTATCCTTTACGGTCGCGACAACATGCTTAAGGGCTGCGCTATACTCGGCATGCTTCGGCCCCTTGCGCCTATTCGGATTGATCAGGCTGCGCTCGCTTTCCGGTATATCGGCCGCCGCGCCAGTCGAGCCGCGCGCTTTTTTTCCCGCCATATCAAAAGCCTGTAGAGAATTGCCCCTGCGCAATCATAGCCTGCAAACGATTCCCGACAAAAGAAAAAGCCCCGACACTTGATCGGGGCTTCTAAGTCTCACGCTATTAGCAAGGCTATCGCCCATGCAAGTAATAGCAAAGGCCAAGGTATTTTGGGCGCAGCATGGTGACTCATGAGCAAGACTCCATGAGCGCAATGCCAAGCCGCATCGGCCCGCCTTCCCATGATACCTTTTCGCCTCGGTCGCGCAGTACCATGATACGCGCCAGCGCAGCGCGCTTGCTAGTGGCCACGCTATGGCGCGTCCAGTCTTGCCCCATTGTGACTTGCCCCGAAGCGCTAATCACAAAAACACGAGTCTGGATATCCCATTGGCGCGGCTTTGCGCCCCGAACGATTCGCCATTCATGCTTAATCATGCTGCGACTCCTTATCCCTTATCGCTTAGCTTTAGTTTTGTGACGCATGAACGCGGGGCTTGCATAGAGTGAACCGGCCCATCAGTGAACCAAAGCCGGACAGTCGCGCCCCCGTTGTCCTCGACGATGCAGCGGCGCTTATCTAAATCGTGCAAGGGCTGCAACGTGCTAGGTTGATTCACGAACGCCCGATAAATTGCGCGCGCTTCGCTCATGCTGCGCCCCCACCGATCACAAAACCGCTGCGGTCGCGCTTAGCCTTGCGACCCTTCGGCGATAGGCCAATGATTGCCCCCGCAGGCTGCAGGTGAATCAAGTCGTGAGTATCGCCATTCACGACAGCCGCGCCAAGGTAGTGCGCAGGCAAGCCGTCCTTAAATACCGCAGCGACCTTATGCCCCGCCTGCAAAGCGCGCTCGCATTCGGGCTCATTGGACTCCGTGCGGCTTAGCACAAGGCACAAATTCGGCGGCAAAGCGCGGTAAAGCCGCGAAGCTATTTTCGTGTAGTCTACGAATTGCAACGCGGGAAAAGCCGCATAGACCGAAGCGAATTTAGTTCCGCCGCGCTCGCAAGCGATACCTTCCCATGCGATATCAGTCGAGCCGTTCAACCGCACGCAAAGCTTAAGGCCAAGGCGTTCGGCTTGCTTTTCCGCATTTTCAATGGCGCGTACCACGTCGCGCATATATTCAGCGCGGCTTTTCATAAAGCGCTGCGCTTTTTGAATGCGACTGGCGCGAACGGAATTCAGATCTGACTCCTGCGCCACCATTGCCGCTTGGCCACTATACCATCCAAGGCAAAGCGCTTTGCAGGATTCCGTGGCCTTCGGACATAGATTCCCGACTCCCGCTAACGTAGCAGGCGCCATGTAGTGAATAGCGTTTAGCCATCCAAAGCCGCGTGCCTTTACCGCCTTAGCGCTATCCATAGAGAAGATTCTATTCTGCATTGTCGTAACTCCTATCGTTTATTGTTTAGTTCAAGCGCGATTAGTGCGCGCAAGACTTTTATCGCATGAGACGGCTTTACTTGTCAACAAATCTCGCCGACCTGGCGAATATTCGCTGCGAATTGCCGGCGAATTAAACGCGCGCAACATACTGAATCTAAACAATAAACGGCAACTTAAGCCAAGCGCTAACGTAAAATCGCCGCGAATTGCCGACAATTGCCGTCTGACCATTGACCATCTGACCACTGCCCTGGCGTATGACCATCTGACCACTGACCATCTGACCATTGGCATGACCACTAGGCGTGACCCATGACCCATGACCATCTGACCACTGAACATGACCACTTGACATGACCACTTAACTTGTTAATCTGACCACCGTCATCTGACCACTGGAGATATGCAAATGGATATGCTTCCTCGTGACATCGTAGACCTGTGCGGGATCGTAATGGGCGCCCCTGCCCCTGCCTGTACCCGCAGAGGCGTAGACCCATCCCCCCTGACCATGACCCAAGAAGACGACGGGATCTACACCCTGTCCTACCGTGGGGCCGTGCTGGGCTGGATTGGATCGCTGGGGACTGACCGGACCGAGGGGAAAGCGTACAGGGCGATCACTGCCTCTGGCGCGGTCCATCATTGCTACTCATTGGCCACGGCCAAGAACACCATCATCGCAGCCGCAATCTAAGGAGAATGACCATGGACGATGATATGATCTACGAAACCTTCGCCGCCGAATATGACGCATTTCTGGAAATGAACCCGGACTTAGACAAACTAGACGGTAGCGCAGAAGAAATGCTGATGTTCTGTCTTGACCTGAACCCTCGCCAGAGGGCGTGGTTGGAAGACTTCTGCGCCCGATTTGACGCCGCGATGGAACAATCCATCGACCACGCGAAAGAACTGGAGTGATAGCTATGGTTAAGAACAAGTTCGACCCGAAAGAACCAGTCAAGTTCCGCGACGCGCCCGAGAAGGTGCGCGTTCTGGCGACAGATCTGAAGTCTGACCGTCCTATCATCATCGCCACGATGAAACCTGATGGGACAGAATGGTGGGGTCGCAGATATCCTGATGGTCGGCTTGAGCACGACCGAGATAGTGACTACGACCTTGTGAACGTGCCGAGGGAGCACGAGGTGTGGATCAATTTGTACGACAGTAAAGACGGAATTGGTAGGTTTTATGGTTTTGCGTACTCGTCGCGAGAAACCGCAGATGAAATCTTTGGCGCCAATCGCACTGCCTGCGTCCGCGTCAAATTCACCGAGGGAGAGGGGCTGTGAAGGTTCTTATAGCCTGCGAGTTTAGCGGGACCGTGCGGGACGCCTTTCGTGCCCTTGGGCATGAGGCCGTCTCGTGCGACCTTCTGCCAACGCTTAAGCCCGGCTCCCACTACGAAGGCGACGTTCGGGACATCCTGAACGCCAACTGGGATCTGATGATCGCTCACCCGCCCTGTACCTACCTGTCAGCCAGCGGCTTACACTGGAACAAACGCAAACCAGAACGCGCTGCCCTGACTGAAGAGGCTATAGCCTTCGTGAAGCTTCTAGCTGAGGCGCCTATCCCCAAGATTGCCATAGAGAACCCGATAGGCTGCCTCTCCACCCGCTGGCGCAAGCCGGACCAATGGATACAACCATATCAATTCGGGGATGATGCCAGCAAGGCAACCTGCTTATGGCTCAAGGGGCTACCCCTTCTGGAAAAGACAGGCTACTTCCCCCCTCGTGTTGTCGAAGGGAAGCTGCGCTGGGGCAACCAGACTGACAGCGGACAGAATAGGCTTGGGCCATCCAAGGACCGATGGGCCAAACGGTCCATCACATATCCGGGCATAGCCAAAGCGATGGCTGAACAGTGGGGGGCTTGATGCCCCCCTTTTTATTTGACCAATCGCAGTGACGGCTTGGGCATAGTGGACCGATGAACATCGTTCCAATCCTCGCCAACCTCCGGCGGAATCAGCACTTCCACGTCCAGCTTGTGCTGGACCGAAAGCCGGTTGGCCAGATGATACGCTTTGGCCTGACCCGAGAAATTCGCATCGTTGTCCGCGAATATTAAAATTCGCCGGGCGATTTTCGGCGGCTCCCACTTGGCGAGGATCGTCTTGTTGATGCACGCCCAGACCGGCACCCCGTATAGGATGGATGCGCTCAGGGCTGTTTCTATCCCTTCCGCAACCCCCATAACCTCCGCAGCCGGTGACAGCCTTATGGCGCAACCGTCCGGCAACTTGCCCGGCATAACCCGGCGCTGCTTCTCCACCGACGCCTTCTGACCGTCAGGCGTTAACAAGGTGATGTGCAGATTGACTGCCCGGTCGTCATGTGTGACCACCTTGGCAACCATGGCTGGGTGGCTTCTTCCATCAGAGAAAACACCAGTATGCTCTCTGAGCGCATTAGAAGGCCATGGACGGCCAATGCGTGCTCTCAGGTACCTGACAGCCGCCCCATCGTCAGACAGGCTTCCTGAGCTTTCCCAGAGGCGGCGCATGGCATTCCGCTGCTGCACCTCCTCCGGGTCCGCGGCCCTGGGGATGATAGGCCGCTCGACGCCCAGCAACCGCTCCACCTCCGCGGCGATGTCCACGAACGCCTTGCCGGTCACATTGCTGGCGAGGTTGAAGCCGTCTCCAGCCCCGCACGAATTGCAGATGTACCCGCCGCCGTCGTGCTGATTATCCCAGCGGAAGCGGTCTGCCCCGCCGCAGATGGGGCATGGACCATGGCTGTTCTTCAGGAACCTGCTGTCCACGCCTAAGGCAGGAAGCAGCATTCGCCAATGACCCCGCGCCAGATCAGAAAGCTTCGTCATGCCACCCTCCCCGTCTTCTCGCGGCGCTTGGCCTTCTTGATGTTGTAGTGCCTGATCCAAGCCTCAGTCTCTGGGCTAATCATGCGAGCCATGCGCTTGCCGAACGAATTAGACGGACCCGCGCCGAACCTGTCCTTGTAAGCCCAATAGGCCCAGCCGTGCTTGTAGCCCCGCATGAAAGCGTGAAGCAGCAGCTCACTGTAGAACACGCTCTTCTTGTGCGCTGGCCAGTCTTGGACCTTCAGTTTCTTGTCGCGGGTTAACTCGTGCAGGTCGCCCTCTTCGACATCCACCTGTGACTTCGCCTCTGGGACGAAACCGCACGCTGCGCATACCCGCATCTTCGGCGGCCTCAAGAAGCTGCACTTAGGGCACTCCTTGGGAAGCGGCAGCGTCTTGGCGGACGATGCCTTCTTCTGACCATCGTCCAGCTCAGGCTTGGATATGTCGGTGACGAAGCCCAAGCGCAGCGTAGTGTCGCTATGGTCAAGGATAAGGCAGTAGTCTTTGCCCGGAGCGGTCCTGAGCCCTCGCCCAATCATCTGGACGAAAAGAATCTCTGACTTCGTAGGCCGCGCCAGAATGATGCAGCGAACATCTGCGTCGAAGCCGGTCGTCAGGACGCCCACGTTGCAGATGATCTTAGTCTGTCCAGATTGGAATCGTTCTACGATTTCGTTCCGCTCGTGCCTGTCGGTGTAGGCGTCCATGTACTCGGCCACGACGCCCGCCTCTTGGAACAGGGTCTGAATGTGCTTTGCGTGGACCCGGTTGACGGCGAAGCAGATCGTCGGACGGTTCTCGCCCTTCTCCAGCCATGTTGACACGATGTCAGCGACCAGCGGGCGCTTGTCCATGGCGTCACCCAGTCCACGCAGATCGTAGTCCCCGGCGAGAGTCTTGACCCCGCCAAGGTCGGGATGAGACGGAGCGAAGGTCTTAAAATCGGATAAATGCCCCCTGTTAATCAGATCCTGAGTCGTCGTGCAGACGATCAGCTTGTCCCAGCGGCCTTCTGCCCCCATGCCCTTGGACCAAGGTGTCGCGGTCAGGCCGACGAACGGGACGCGCTCCCACGCTGCGTTCTGCATCCACTTGTCGTAGATCTTGAACATGACGTGAGCCTCATCGACGATGACCAGATCAGCCATCGGGATGGTTCGCCGCGCCAGCGTTTGGACCGAGCAGACCTGCACAGGCTGGTGACGATCCGTCATCTCGTGCGCGCCCTGCATCACCCCGATGTCGTGGATGCCGACGCCACGGAACCGCTCGACGGTCTGGTCGATTAGGCTGATGGCTGGGACGGTAAAGATTACCCGCTTACCCTTCTCACGGGCCATGCGAATGATCTCAGCGGCGAGGATGGTCTTTCCCGCGCCAGTGGGAGCCTGAATGACGGGCCTCCTGGACCCCTGCCTCAGCGCCTCTCTCAGTTGGTCGATAGCCCCGACCTGATAGTCTCTTAGCATGTCATACTCCAGTTTATGTTAGACTTGGGCTTATCTGTTACTTATAGGTTGTTATAGACTCCTATTACTCAACCTCTGGCGCGGAATCTTAATATGTTGGTACTCCTGTTTAACGGTAACCGTTTATGGCACTCTATTGGAGTGGGGGGGCACTCTATTGGAGTGGGGGTGGCCCCAACTGCCAAGATAAAGATATTGGACGATTGCCCATAGGACTTTATCTGCGCTTCCCTCCTGACAAGCCCAAGCTTCTGAAGGTTAACTACAGCCTTCCTCGCCTGTGCCTGCGACATCCCACAGTCATCTGCCAGCTTAGAGATCGACGGGAAGCATGAGTTGGTTTTAGGGTCAGCCCGGTTGGCTAACATCATCAGGGCTATCTTTTCGGGCCAACGAAGCTTTATTTCTGAGGCCCAGCTTAAGGCTTTGTAGGACATTGACGAACGTCTCCGAATATTCCGGGACGCCGACGCTTGCCAATTAGGCTGAACAGCTATATTAATTTGTTCAGCCAACCGGCTTTGCGAGCGGCGGTTGGGGACCGGAGGCTCTGGGGTGTGGTGGTGCTCCCCAGAGCCTCATTCTTTTCAGGCTACCTCATCCCGACTTCGTGGACAAGGGTTGACTCAAGGCGGCCTTTATTCGGCTTTCATTGGCCTTCAACCATTTCAGCGTCTGCAACGCTGCATTTAAATTGATAAGCCTTGCCTCTTTAATTCTGGCCTCTATAGGCTCCCGTTTTCCCTTTGCGATCAGATCGTTAATGATCTCTATGGTGCCGCGCAGGTTTACGTACTCTGTTTCAACGGCTGTAATTTGTTCGTCCAAAGATATTTTTGTCATCGCCTCCCCCAGAAAACTGTCGGCCCGGTCGCATTGGCGTCGAATAAATACCAGCAGCAGTTGTCCATGCCGGTATTGGCGCTGCCTTCAATCCATTTGACCCGGCCCACCGACACGATGGCCCGACAAATCCTCAGATGTGGCGCGGCCTGAGCCGTATGCATCCAATCTGCATCAAACAGCAGCCACGTCGGGACCAAAGCTGAGCACCGCTCTATGATTTGGTGCAGCGGTGGGCGGTCCCAGGGCGGGTTGGTGATGATGGCTTCCGCCCCATTCAGGTCGTACTTCGTGATCCACGCAGCATCGTGCTGGCGGATCTCGGGCCGCAAGGGCATGACATCGAACGCCGACACGCACACATGGCTGTCCACATCAAGGTGCCCAATGAGGACACCTTCCCCGGCGCAGGGCTCGCAGTAGTGCGTGCCCGGCTTCAGGTGGGGGAGCAGTGGCAGGACGGCGGATCTGGGTGTCGGGTAGTAGTCTAACCTCTTGCGTTGGAAGTCTGATCTCTTACCCATCTCAGGCCACCAGCTTGTACTTTTTGCGGTCGTCGATCCACTCGCGATCGGCGTTCACGAACACGGGCGGGATGAAGATGGTCTTAACCTCAGACCTTCCCTCGCCAAAGCGTTGCCTGCGAACGTGACCGCGCCTCAGATGCGCACGGACTGGGCCGCGTGATCCACCCTGCGACCGATGCGTCTCTGTGATTCGCCCAATGGAGATGTAGGTTGTCGTGGAGTAGGTCTTGGAATCCTCACGAGCTTGTTTTGACTTGGCGCGGGGAGTGTTTTCAACGACCTTCCGGTCACAGTTTTTCGTGACCAGAAGCGTGATTAGGGTCTTGTAAACAAACAAGTCCATAGTTTCACTTAGGTCTCTGGGCATTTGTGTGACCAAATTAAACGGCAGCGCATCTTTGCCGTCCCCTAAATACGTTCTTGTCCGATAGTCATATTCATCCCGCCCAAAGACTGTTTTCTTCCCCCTGAATTGATATTCCACCACCAAGGGCTTGTGCGCGAACCCCTTAATCCAATCGGGGAAATCATCTATGTTCGGAAGTTCATCCCCCGTCTTAACGACATAATTCCGCGTGGCTTCAACGAACGAGCCAAACGGGGCACGCACGAAGAAATGCGGAAACGGCGGATGAATCACACATGCGATCCGCATGTCTTCAAAAGTGTCTTCAACGTCTGCAAAATTAATCGTCTTCCAGACGCTCGTGGGGATGTCAAAGATTGGCGGCTTTGCCTGATTTGGAAGCTTGTTCGACATTGACGCTCTCCAGTAAGATTTCACATTCCGGGCCTGATTTAACCCATCCAGCCTCTAGTCGTTCGCACAGGTGATCGCTCTCTACGACGCCCATATGGACCAGCGAATCACTCACGGCTTTAAACAAGTTGTCTAAGTCACGTCTACGCTTGTCAGGGCGGCGCAGGTTGACAGTCAGCCGGTAAGGGCCGGTGATCTTCCTGCCTTTCGCCTGCTGAAGGATCGCCCATTCAGCGTGGCGCTTCCATTCCACATACTTAGCGGATCGGTGCATCCCTCCTTTTGCTGTCGTCCTCCACAGACGGTTCACACTCGGCGGGAACGGGAGGATCAGGTAAATTCTTTCCACGATGCTCTTCCTCCCGCGCCATGTGCAAGGCTGCAACCACAGCGGCCTCTTTCACGCCAAGTGCCCTAGCGATCTGCGCCGTGTCCATTCCAGACCGGAACTTACGAAGCAGTGCTTTTGGGTCCAAAAACGTCTGGCCTCAGTTCGTGGGGCTGCAATCCGGTCATCTCAGAGATAGCAGAGAGATGCCTCATCGGAATCTTGGTCCAACGGCTCACCGCTTGGCGGCTGATACCCAGGTGTGCAGCCAGCTTCACGGCGTTCCCACACTTAAAGAGAACAGCCATAATGGCTGGATCGCGGTCGTACCTCATGCTTCAGCTCCTGTTTGTCAATTTTCTGGTTGACTTATTAACTCAGGTCAATCATAAAGTCAAAGCCCACTACGGCGGAGGTCAATATGTACACGGTTAAGAACTATCTTCAGGACGTTGACTACCACCTTGACGAGTACGTGTTCCAAACGGTGCCCGGCCTGATTCTGCAAGACGCCTATCTGGCCATCCGCATTGACCGTGTCGAAGGCGTCGGAGGCGAGTGGTACATCGAAGCCGTCTACATGATGGACGCAGCCAACAACATCGTCAGCTTCAATCATGACCATTGGCTTTGCAGCACGCTGGCCAAGGAAATCGACCGCGACGTGGCGCTCTGCCGCCTCATCACCCTTGAGTGCCGACTGGACGACTAAGGAGAAAACCAATGCGTATGTCTGACAACATTTCCAATATCGCTACCGCCCTCGCCAAGGCGCAAGGTGAGATCGACGACGCAACCAAGGGCGGGTTCAACCCCGCCTTCAAGTCCAAGTATGCTGACTTGGCTGCCGTGCGTTCCGTCATCCGTGAGCCGCTTGCCGTGAATGACCTGAGCGTCGTTCAGTTTCCCCGCACGGTCCAAGGCGGCGTGGAGGTAGAGACCATGCTGCTCCACAAGTCCGGCGAGTATCTGGCCGAGACCTTGTTCATGCCCGTCAATAAGTACGACGCGCATGGCATCGGCTCTGGGATCACCTATGGCCGCCGCTATGGCTTGATGGCGATGCTCGGCATTGCCACGGATGACGATGACGGCAACGCAGCCGCTCAGCCCGGCTCGGGCCAGCAGGTATCCGGTCCTCCCCCCAAGAAGGCAGCCAAGGCCGATGTTGAAGCAGCGGTCGCTGCTGGCGAGGCCCGCGCCAAGGAAGAGGGGTCTCCGGGTGCGTCTGCATGGTGGGCCGGTCTGTCCAACGACATTCGCGCTGCTATCTCGGATGAGGCCAAGGCCCGCATCAAGAGCATCGGTCGCGACAACGATGTGAAGGTGGAAGCATGAACGACCTTCAGGGAAACCAAGAGTGGCGCGCAGCCCGCATGGGCAAGGTGACCGCCTCCCGCGTGGCCGATGTCGTCGCCACGACCAAGACCGGCTACGGCGCTGGTCGCGGCAATTACATGGCTGAGCTGATTGTGGAGCGCCTTACTGGCGCTCCCTCAGACAGCTACGTCAGTCCCGCCATGCTCTGGGGCACCAACACGGAGCCGCAGGCACGGGCCGCGTATGAAGCAGCCAAGGGCGAGTTCGTGGACCTGAGCGGGTTCGTGCCGCACCCAACCATCTCAGCGTCCGGGGCCAGCCCTGACGGCTTGGTGGGCGAGGACGGGCTTATAGAGATCAAGTGCCCGAACACGGCCACGCACATTGAAACACTTCTCAGTGGCAATATTCCCACCAAATATCTGCTTCAGATGCAGTGGCAAATGGCCTGCACAGGCCGGGCGTGGTGCGACTTCGTGAGCTTTGATCCACGTATGCCGGAAAACATGAAGATTTTCATTCGCCGTCTAAAGCGCGAGGATGTCATCATCGCGGATCTGGAAAAAAAGGTCGTCAAGTTTTTGGCCGAGCTTGACCAGAAGCTGGAAGACCTCATGGTTGTGGCTGCGCGGGATGCTCTTTGAACTGAAGTGCGAGCACTGCAAGAAAGGATCTTTCTGGTACCCTTCTGAGTTGAAACACCGGAGAACAGGACCACGCAAATACTGTTCTCTGGAGTGTCGGTCAGCGGCAACTTCAAAGTACGTTCGGACACCATGCCGCTGGTGTGGTGGTCGAACGAAAAGAGCGCACCAGATGTTCTGTTCCTACGCTTGCACAGGGAAGTACCGCGTCGCCACAGGGCACAAGCGCGGGGAGAAGATACGAAAGCCGAAGGAACCGATAAGATGAAATTAGATAGAGCGATACTTCTTGGACTGATGGCCGTTTTCTCTGTGATAGGAATTGCGTGGAAGGATTTCGCTCCCTTCGTAATCCTTGCCTTGTTGTTTATGCTCTACACGGAGTCACAAAAGCATGAACAGACGGAAGAGAGGCTAGAGGCTGCGGTGTCTCTTATCTCATCGTTCCTCTTGGAAGAGGCTGAGAAGAAAGATGAGCAATCATCAGGACCGTGACAGGTACATAAGCATCTTCTACAACGACTTCAAAATGCCCATCAAAGACATCGCAAGGCACTACGATCTTGCCGTCGAAGTTGTGGAGAGTATGGTCACTTATGCGCCGAAGCGTAGGGCTGAAAGACAATTGTTGGATAAGATGCCTGAGATGTTCCAGAAGTGGGTCAACGGCAAATCGCATAAGACGCTGGGGAAGGAGTACGGTGTAGACAAGAGACTGATAGGGCGATGTCTTAGGGGATATGGCGAGAAGCTTCACCCTGAACTTTTCGAAGCGACGATGCTAAAGCACAAAAGCCAAACAGAGGATTGAACGATGGCTTGGGAAACACGCGACAATAGCGGCTCCATGTTTAAGAACAACCGCAAGGAGACGGATAAGCATCCCGACATGACTGGCGAGGCCCTGATTGAAGGCAAGACGTTCTGGGTCAACGCTTGGCGCAAGGTCGATAAGAACGGGAACCCTTGGTACTCCTTCGCCTTTAAGGAGAAAGAGCAACGGTCTTCCGCGCCAGCGAAATCGTCTAAGCCTGTCCCCGATGATGATGATTCCATCCCATTCTAAGAGGCGAGCATGAGCAACGAACTTCCCGTCTCCGAACAGTACAGGATCGTAGCGAAAAAGTGGGTGGACGCCGATGCTGCGGCCTCCCTCTTGGAAGAGAGCAAGTCCAGCTTCCTCGCCAAGATGATGACTGAGCATGGAGACATGCCAGTCAGCCGTGCGGAGATGAACGTCAAGTCATCTGTCGAATGGCAGGAGTACATAAAGTCCATGGTGGAGGCGCGTCAGAAAGCGGCTCTCCTGAAGGTGCAGCTAGAGTACATTCGCATGAGGTTCAGCGAAGAACAGTCATACGAAGCCACTAAACGCGCAGAGATGAAGCTATAGGAGTCGGTTATGGAAGGGCAGACGTTTGAAAGCTATGGCGCAGATGTTCTGATGCTGTCGAAGAAAATTGGCGAAGCGATAAAGGATGACCCTTTGGTCGTAGCCATTCCCTCTCTTGTCCTGCTTGTCGCGATGGCGATTGAACACACGAGCAAGGATGACGCGGAAAGGAACGTGCTTTTGAAGAACACCATCAAGCTACTGACCGATGCGATAAATGCGTGCGCGAACGATCCGAGCGCTGAAAAGCTTCAATGAAGCGTGTTCGCATCACAACGAAGATGAGAGCTGACATTTTCATGCGGCATGAGGGCGTATGCCACTTGTGCCGTATGAAGGTGCTGCCGGGAGAAGAATGGGATGTTAGCCATGATATACCGCTGGAAGCAGGCGGCGCTGACGATGCTAGTAATTGGCTGGTTGCCCATCGCAAGTGCCACCGCCGTCATACTGCTGAAGTAGACGCGCCTCTGATCGCAAAGGTGAAGAGGAAGCATCACGCGCACATAGGGGCGAAGAGATCTAAGTCGCCCTTGCCAGGCGGGAGAAATTCCAAATGGAAGCGCAAGATGGACGGAACGGTAGTCAGGAGAGATGGACATGGCGAAGACGGATGAGGAGTTCGCAGAGTCCCTTATGGAGTCTCGGGATGCTGTCTTTGCCGTTGCCAAATGGCTGCATAAGCAGGACTACGACCTCTTCATCCCCCGGATCACTCTTCGACCAAAGTACGCGAAGGCTGACGACTATGTAGATGACGGCGACATCCATATGACCAAGAATGGGGTCACGCATAAGGTGAATGTCAAAGGTCATCCAAAACTAAAGTTTACAGACACCTATTGGCCGTTTAAGCACGTTCTCGTGTCCAGCAAACGGTTCGTTGATCTAAAAGGTGATGACATAGGGTACTATATGTCCGTCAGCGGGGACTTCAAATATGTCGCGGTGACGACTAGAGCCAAGACGAAGGACGCTTGGTTTTTGGTCACCTACTACAACAAGCATTCACGTCAGATGGAGACGGCATACGCCTGCCCCACTGACCTCGTGAAGTTCTTTAAAATTGAAGGGGATGAGTGATGAGGCTTCTGATTACCATGAACATGCCCAGCGCAGCTGGGAACAATGTTCATCAGTTGACCGTCGAACACAAGGCGGCCAACCTTTCTGAATTTTGCGAACATCTTAATCACGACATTTTTGTTGAATGCAGGATCTATTATCGCCGGATCAACCACGACGGTTCTGTTTTCTGGCAGGACAAAGGCAACATCGTTCTTAACACTGCGCACATAGGAAAGGTGCAAGAGTATGTTGAATATGACCGAAGCGAAGTCTCTGAGGAATCCTCTGAATATGCTGGAGGAAGCAGCGCGTCTTATCGGGGACCGAGGGGAACAATACGGCCCCCCAGATAGGTGCTTTGACGCCATCAGCAAAATGGCGACCGTCATGTTGGACAGGCCGATCAGCGCACGAGATGTCGCCATGGTTCTCTTGGCAACCAAGCTCGCTCGGATGGTCAGCAGCCCCAAACTTGCAGACAGCTACGCTGACGCGATAAACTATCTGGCTTTCGCAGCGAGGTTTGCGGAAGTTGATTCATCAACCCAAGGTGCAAGCATAGAGGACGACATCGCCGCTGTAGCAAAGCGGTTTGCGCCAGTTAACGTGGAGAAGCTGAATGAAGAAGATACTAGCCTTGGCGACCGCCGCTCTGGTGGCCACACAGGTAAATCTTCCGGCAAGGGCAGTTGAAGACAGCCCCGCCGACTTCTTCCGAAAGGACCGAGAGTATTGGTCCCAAGGGAGGAAGGCTCCAGCAGAGCCAGACTACTCATGGGCAGGGTCACTGAATACGAATACGACGAGTAATGTTCCTGCCAACAGGGCGCACGTAGCCAGCAAGGTGAGAGAAAGGACGCAGGCAGAACTTGGGTCGCAGTGGGTTCCTACAGCCCTATCTCTGGCGAGGCTGGAGAGTGGGTTTAACTGTGGGGCTACCGGACCCAAGACAAGGCATGGCCGCGCCAAGGGCGTGTTTCAGGTCATGCCACAGAGCGCCAGAGCGCTAGGGTACGACTACAGCAGGCTGCACGACTGCGATCACGGCATCGCGGCTGGTGTGGCTCACATGAAGGCGTGCATCCGGTCTGGCGTTAAGACTCACAACGAAATGGCCAAGTGCCATGTTGCAGGAGTTGGTGGATGGAATACCAGACTGAACAGCAGGGCTGAGAACTACAAACGGAAATACGTTCGACTAGCTTCAAGAATGTAGGAACACGATATGGGAAAAGAACTGTCAGAGAATGATAAAAGGATCTTGGCACTTTGGAAGGACGGCGTTTCGGGTTCCGACATCGCCCAAGCCCTCGGAGTGACTAAAGGTTCCATCATGGGCAGGCTTTTCCGGCTTAGGGAGATGGGGATCTCGACCGAAAGAGAAAGATCCCCATCTTCACCAGAGGCCAAGGAGCCGAAGGTAAAGGCCGAGAAGAAGGCAAAGGTCTATCGCACCAATAGGATTCACTTCCCGCCCACCCCGAGGAGAAGGCACGGCGCTGGAATATCAATATTGGAACTGAAACGGAGTTCGTGCAGATACATCGTCGGATGGTGCGAACAGGATTTGCACCTGTACTGCGGCAAGGAGCAAGAGCAAGGCTCCTACTGCGGGGACCATGCAAAGTTGTGCTACAACCCCAACGCTATCTTGAAGAGCAAGAGAAAGTTTTCGTTTTCGTATCTGACGGGGATTAAGGATGTCGGAGCTAAGTGACGACGTTATTTCCAAGGGGTGGCACTGGAGCTACGGCTGGCTGAGGCGTCCCGAGATGGACGTGTCTCATGCCGGGTATGTGTATGAAGACGGCGACGGGACGCTGATGATTTTTAAAGATCATAGCCGAAGACGGGCCGTCTATCTGGAATGTTGCCGTGATAGCAAAAGCGGCGAACTGTATCTAAAGGTAGGTAGGCCGCCAAACTCATGCGGCTTCAGGATGAAAAGACCACCGAAAACCCGCAAGTAAAAAAAGGGCCCCCGGATAATCTGGGGGCTCATGCTTAAGATATACCGCTTCCGGTGATTACAAACTCATTGGATGCGATACACAGGACAGTAACCAAGCCACGTGTAGCGAGAGTCCGGTTTCCCGTCGAAATCGTTCCAGCCAAACGAAGGGTGACGCTGCTGCCTTCCGTTATCGTTATGTTGGAAGCAGAGTTGTTGTAGATGGTCACGTTATTTCCAACGCTGAAAATGCTGCTCGGGACAGTCACCCCCGAGTTCGTGGAGATAAACTTTCCGTTGTCCGTCGCAACAAGCACATAGCTTGTAGACTGAGAGTTGGCGGGAACATTCCTGACGTTTCCAATGCTGTCGGCAATGGAAGACAAGCCTGTGACTGCGCCGGTAACAGCAAGAGTGCTTTGCAGAGTCGCCGCGCCAGTGACCGATAAGGTGCTCTGAAGGTTTGTCGCGCCGGTAACCGTCAGCGTGCCATTGACCGTCCCGTTGTCCGTGACGTAGGCCAAAACTGAAATGTTGTTGTTGGGGGTCGCGCCATCCGAAACGATGATGATCCGGGAAAGGCGAGGCACAGTAACGGTCGTGCCAGACCCACCCCCACCAATCGTGATCGCGTGAGGACCGCCAGACGCATCCGTCACGGAATTATAGACGATCCACATTCCACCGACGTTGGACGGAATCGTGTAGGTCACTGGGGCGCTGATCGCACCCGAGATTGACAAGAAAAGGCTGCGGTACTGAGTAGCCGAAAGCGTAGCGCTGCCGCCTGTGGCGTTAAGCGACGTGACGCTACCAAACGCGGCATCAATAAAGTCGAAGTCGTCGTTTACGGGGCTGTCCCATATATCGACGTAAGAGTTGTTCGCGGGCTTCTCTATGTTTTTGTTTTTCGTGTAAGTTGACGGCATGGTCAGCCCTCTAGGTTCTGTTTGGCGATCTCAAGCGCCTTCGCCACGGTCTCGTCTGATGATTTTAGCAGGGCTTCCGTCTTCCCGCTAATTGCCTTCTTGGCGCGGTCAGCAGCGGCAACCATGTGCTGCGCAGACATCACCCGGCCACCAGACTTTCTGGCGATCGGAATATTGATCGGGCGACCTGTCGATGAGGACGACTCAGGGGGCTCCAGAGCGCGTTCAACAGACGGCCCCGCCTGAACAGCCAAGCGAGCCAAATCCTGCGTCATGACAGCCTTGTACTTGTTCAAGACAGAGTTGACGTTCTTGTTTCTCTCCGCCATTCGCGAGAGCCTAGCGATCTGATCCGGGTCATTGCTGGCAAGGATTCTGTTGATCCTACCAACGATAGCCCGCTCCTCAGCATTAAGAGCAAGGCGACGCGCCGCGCCGATACCAGCCATTGATGCGCCAGCAAGGCCACCAACGGTAGGGTTCAGCAACAGGCCGGACACCGCGCCATAGCCGACGCCTGGGGCAAAGGCAGATCCGACAAGTCCAGAGCTTAGACCGGGCAGCCCAGCCGCCTTGTTGAAATCAATCGCCTTCTTCAGGTTGATGACATCTTCAGCCGTGGCGACAGCGTACAGCCTGTCAGCCTTTGCCCGACCGAAAAGGGCAGCCATCTTTTCGTATTCAGCCTGAAGATTGGGAACGACAGTCGAACCTGTAGCCCGCTTGGCGTTCTCCCGAAGCTGATAAAGGTAAGCCTCTTCAAACTGGCGCTTCTGGTCAGGGCCATACTTGGTATATGCCCGGCGCGCTTCCTGAAGATCGGTGAGGTTGTAGCGACCACCGGCAAAGTTAATGCCCGAGTCAATCGCGTTCCTGCCTTTAAAGAACCCGCTGGCTTCGTCCAAGGCTTTCGCATAGCTCGGGACGGTCGTCTTTAGGTCATTCCGAAGATTGTCTCTGATGCTGGAAAGCTGGCGACCCAGAAGCCCGTCGTTGTTCTTGAAGGCGCGGTCAACCATATAGTCAAGGTTGGTCTTGACCTCATGCCAGAACGTCAGGTTGTCCGGTGCCGCACCACGAAGTGTACGGGAAGCCGCACTGATCGCTTCTGCCGCGAGAGGATCGGCGCGCAGAGAATCAGTAACCGCGGATTGAACATTCTGTGCTTCTTTGCTGGACCGGGCAGCCTTAAACAGAGCCGGGTTATCAACGTCGATGCCGGTCTGCATACTAGTGCGACGCCCAGCAGTCTGAATGGGGCCGCCATAGATGTTGTTGAACGCAGCATCCAGACGGGCAGCACTTTCTGCTTGGCGGGTCTTCAGGAAATCATCAATCAAGTCAGCAGCGGCGCGACCCTCTGAACTGGCGAGGCCACGCTCTGCCGCCTTAACCCCCTGCTTGCCGAGAAGGTCATAGGCCAAAAGCTGCTCGCCTGGCGTGCCAGTAGCAGTCTGTGCTCTCTGACGGATCTCAGCCAGAGCGGTCTGGATCTCTGTATCAGACGGAGCCTTGCCTGCGGCGCGAGCCGAAGCAATCTCTCTGGCAAACTGGTTTTCAGCCTCGGCAGTCGGGGCATAGATATTCCGGCCCGTCTGAACCATGGAAGGCGCATACCGACCGATTGCCAGTGCAGACACGACACGGGCGGCGGCCTCTGCCTCTGGACCGAGACCAAGAAGGCCAGATGCAGCTTGGCCCGCTGTTTCAGATCCCGCGCCAGTGATCGCGCCAACAGCAGTTTGGAAAGCCTTCTGCTTGCCCAGCAACCCAGGCCCAGCAAATTCCGTTATGGTCTTGGCGTACTTGCCCGACGTTGACGAGGGTTCGTACATGGGACCAGTGATACCAGCGGCCTCGGCATACGGCTGAACGAACCGACCGATGTCGGTACCAGTCGGCAGCCGTGGCTGACGCTCCAGAATTTCACGACCGGCCTGATGTCGTTCCCTCATCTCCCTTAGACGAGTTTCCGCTTCCGGCGACCCGGATTCTCCACGCAGATAAGAAGATCCGCGATGGAAAAGTTCTTCGACCTTCTCTACAGCCTTTCCCATGCCTGTTCTCAGAAGGTCAGACACGGTTCCGGGCAAACCAACGATCCCAATCGGGATGTTCTGCGCGCCCGAAATAATGGCGCTGCGAACGTCCTGCCCCGGTGATACCGGAGGCTTTTCCGCATATCCCAAGTCAGCCGAAGTCAGGCCCTGCAAAGCACTGGTAGCGTCCTCGCGGGACATCCGCTGAGGACCGGGGGCTCTGCGCTCAGGTTCTCTTCGTGGCGCGGGCTCTTGGTATCCAAGATCCGCAGAAGTGAGACCTTCTAAGGGGTTCGGCCTGTCAACCATCAGAGGGGCCTCAGATCTGTGAATACGCCGCGCTCTTTGTTCCACCGCCCGATGAAGCCATTAGGCGTAACCCGCTGGCCGTCTCTGGTCAGGTTTCTGGCCTCTGGCGTATCGTTCACATACAGCCAGCCATCCTTGCGCCTATCGGCTTCAGGCAAATCGCCCTTGACCGGAGTATTGGCTTCCGCGCGATCTGTGTAGGACCGCAGATTGTTGTTCTTCTGCCACTCACGGCGGAAGCGGGCAAACTCATCAGCCGTCGCATAGGGATTCGCAGACTTCCAATCACGGAAGGCGTCATAGAATGCTTGGTGATACTCGGTCAGCGCCTTACCCTGAGCGATCAGAGCCCTGTTGGAAGCAGGCTGCAAAGTCGGATCGGTGACCGACTCCTGCATCCGCTGGATTTCGGACACAAGGATACGACCGCCAACTTCCTGCAATCTGCCGAACAGCTGGTCGCGAGCAAGCTTTACGAAGCGTTCGAAATCAGTGACATCCCGTAGCTTTTCAGGGTCAACCTTGATACCGACCGCATCCGCGAGAGCCGTGGCGTAGGTCTTGAAGTTCGCAGCCTTGTCGGTGCGATACTGCTCAAGAATTTCGCCCATCTTGTTCCAGCGCTGAAGGATTTCAGGGGCAGCAGACTGCATCTGCTCCATGTTGTCCTGAACAACAGCGAACCGCTCTGCGTCCTTCTGGGCGGCAATCTTCTGACCTTCAATCTGATTGGCAATACGCTGCCACTCAGGCGGGACAATAATGGAGCCGTCCTTCAGGAAAAGCTGTCGGCTGCTGATGATCTTGTTAATCTCCTCGCGAAGAGAAGCTTGCTTGATGTCAAGCTCCTGCTTCTCTTTCACGTCGGTTGCCACCTCAGACGCGCGCTTTGCCTCTTCAATCTGCCTTTGAAGATCAGGAACGTTGTGACTCGGTTCAACTTTGCTCCAGTCAATGGTGGACATTAAAGACTTCATCTGTGGAGACGCCAATGCCCTTTCAGTGGCATCAGTCTGCACAGACGGGCCAGCAGGCGCAGCCGGAGCACTAGGCGCAGCCGGACCGGCAGGAGCACCTGTAGGCTCACCTGTCGCGGCAGAAGGGGCAGGCGGCTGAGCACTAGGTGCACCCTGCGGGCGAGCCCCAACCTCCTGCCTAATCTCTCCAGACTGTTCAATGATAGAGCCGTCAGCCAGCTTTTTCTTGAACTCTTCCAAGCTCCGAATGGGCGGCTGACCCCTAACGTACCTGATCTTGTTGAAGTCCAGCAGACGCTGGATCATCGCCATGTCAGTGGCCTGCTGGATTTGTGCAGTCTCGGCTTCCACCTTACCGATGTCAGCTCGGCCCTTCTCAAGGCCAGTGTAGGCAGAGACGCCACCCATCAGACCTTCACCGATGGCCTGCCCCAAGAACGGGCTCTTGGAAGCCAGCATGGATCCAAGGAAGCCAAGGGCGGGAACCCAGAACTTTTCGCTGGTGGGAACGCCAGACGGGAGATATTCCCGTGCAACGTCGCCAAGCGTTGCTTTGCCAGCAGGAACGCCAGCGTACTCGCCGGGACGGCCACGCGAAACAGCCTCGCCAAGGGGGAACTTACGCTCACCACCTGTCTCACGCGATCCTTCAGCCGGCAGGTCTCTGGCAGCAGCAGTATATCTCCCTTCTGGGTCGATAAGACCTGCTTCTGTCGCTCTGCGGCGCGCGTTTATTCCTTGGTTGTGAACACCAAGAGCATTCACCGCGGAGGCGATGTCAGACAAATTTCCAGTCTGCGCAGCCCTGACTACAGAGCCCGGAACGCGCCCATAGTTATAAGCGACAGACGTAAGCGCAGCCCTAGCGTTCGGCGGCAAGCGCCCCCAATTTTCTTCGCCGATTGCTTGCTGAGCGCCAGACTGGAACTCTCCGACACGCCGAGCCAAGTCACGCTCGGCATCTTCGCGGGTGACTCTTACCCCACGAGTAACGGGGATTACCTGACCCTCTGGGCTGGTAATTGTATCGGAGCCATATCCGACGCGATATGCGTTCACATCGTAATATGGCGTTTCTCTGAAGCCTTCTTTACGTCGGATTAGCGCCAAAGCAGGGTCTTCCTGAGAAGACGAAACTTCCATAGCGCCCACAGCCGGGAGGTCAGCCTCTGCGCTGTAGTCGGCAATATCGCCACCAGCCTGATAACCCTGGCGCGGCACAAGTCCACCATAGGCGAACGGAACAGCGCCCTCCGTCGCCTTATCGTAGTCCAGATGCAGGATACCGAGGCCATCCTTGTGAACAGCGTCGCTGCGCGACTCCTGAGCCATCAGGCCCAACTGAGTAGCGCCGTCGCCAAGGTTGTACCGATAGATGGTCTGGCCATCATAGGTTTCGCCAACCGGCTTTACGTTGTCCTTCATCCGCTCATCAGAAAACGGGAGCAGGGCAGCCAATGCACTGAGGCCGCTGGCAGCAGTTGACCCGAGGGAGAAGAGGGAAGATGCGCCCTTAGCGATGTCAGCAACCTCGCCCAGACCGCTCTTCGGCGGACCCGGAGGCTGACCCGGCTTTGGAAGCTCGCGGATCTCAGACTTCCCGGCTTTCACAACGTCACCGAGAGGATCGCTGCTCAGTTCATACGGGTCGATCTCGCCGCCCTCGGCATAGCCGATAGCGCCGCCGTAAGCCTTGCCGACAAGAGCATCACGCATTTCAGTGAAGCCTTGGCGAAGCTCTTTACCCGTCTTGTACAGGTCAGCAATGTTTCTGCCCATTGATGCAGCTTCTTGGAAGCCGGACCGGGGCTGCTGAGGCGTCCCGCCCGCAGTAATCAGTCGGGGCACGGGCAGCTTGGCTTCAGGCACAATGCTGCTAAGGCCCGGAGCGCCAGCACCAGCGCCGGGTCCGCCGTACAGACCGGACTGACCGAAGGGGCCAAAAGCCTGACGCTGAGCCGCCAGAAGAGCCTGAATGTCGTTGGGGTCTACAGCGCCGCCGGGGGCATACCCGCCACGGGAGAAGGCGAGACCCTGCGACTGAGGCTGAACAGCCCCGCCCATCCAGTTCTGATCCGCGCCAGCGAGATCCAGCCCGCCGCCGTACTCCTTGCGGGGACGCTCCGTCGCCTTCGCGTAATCAACCGTCTTGTAGTAGTTGCCATCCGCAGCAGCAGCCAAGCCGACCGCTTCGGGATGCACCTTTTCCACGTCCTGAGCCATAAGGCCGATCTGTTTCGGACCGCCCTGACCCTTGTAGCGATAGGAGTAGATCGGCAGACCTTCGTCGGTCTCACCGATTCGGACGGCATCCTCCTTCAGGCGCTCGTCAGAGAAGAACCCGGCAGGCTGCGTCGTGGTGGTCGTGGAGCCGGACAACGCGCCAGTACCCATCGCGATGTTCGCGAGGAACTGGGCAACTTGGAACGGATAGCCGCGTTCTTGCAGGAACTGCTGGTAGCGCGCAGTCAGATCAGCCTGCTGAGTCTGCTGTTCAGCCGTACCCGCAGCAAGCTGAGCCTGAGCGCCCTGCAACGCCGCCTGCTGAGCCCCAGTGCCGAGAGCCGCAAGCTGCTGGCCTCCCTGCATCCGACGGGCCAGATCCTGCGCCATAACGCCCTGCTGGCCAGCGGCCGTCTGAACGGCCTGTTGGTAGCCTTGGCTGTAGATCGGAGCCATCGCCTGAGCGGTGCCCAGCGCCTGCTGACGCATGAGATTTGCCCGCTCAAGGCCAGAGCGATCACCGAAGGCCGCGCCAGAACGAATAGCCTGAGCCTGCTGCTGGGACAATTCCTGCCCCTGCTGCTGACGCAGAGCCTGATAGGTCGGAGCGGCGACCGCCTCGGTGTAAGGGTTCATGTAGTAGCCAATCTGACTTCTGGTCAGTGGCCCCACATCTTCAGAACCCGCCATCGCGAGATTGGTCGCAGCCTGATAGTAAGGCTGGGCTACGTTAGCGCCTTGCGATGTGGCGGCGATACCGGCCTGCTGGGTGGGCGTCAATCCAGCTACGAACTGCCCTCCATACTGCTGGAAGGGCTGCTGGGCGGCTTCCTCCGCTCGGACGTTAACAGCGCGATAGCGCTCCATAACCTCCTGCGGAATTTGCACGCTTTGCGTAGTCGAAGTGGATTTTCCGCCCATTGCCTACTCCGCCGCCGCCTGCAAATGCCCTGTCTTGGCATTATAAAGGAAAAACGCCCCGCTTGGCTTGCCAAACTGTCGTTCGTACAACCTAACCTTGGCTTCGGTGCGCTGATTGGACAAAACCCCGATAATCAAAGGTATGCCCAGCTTATCCGAAACCTGCTTGGAGAACTCGCAAAGCCTCCGAGCCCTTCCACCCTTGGCGCTGCGGTATTCGGGATGGACGAAAATCGCCTTTTCTTCCAAAACCGCATCATCAGAATACCACATCGTTCCCACTCTGAGTAGAACCGCGGCTTCGGGCTTCTGATTTTCTTCGCCAATAATGCCGATAAGACCCTTGTCCAAGTTTAGTGCTGGCCAGATTTCAGCCAAAAGTCGTTCTGGATTTGGATTTACAAATCCATTTTCACCGCAGGCCGATAGGGCCAGTTCCATGATGTCATGAACGTCTGCGGGTGTTCCAACTCGGATACTTGTTTCTTTCGGCATAAGACTCCCCTCAGTCTCTGCGTGGGCCTGGTAGTTTTTTCAGTGTCTTGATGGTTTTCGCTCTCATAGCTTTGACAAAGCCATCAAGTTCGCGGTGACCAGAGTCAAGGTCGCCGCCGCCGATGTGCGAAACCGTCATCGGGTCGATTACGTATTCACCACCCGCCGCAATAATTTCGACAGGGGCGGATGTAGCGCCGCCAGATGCAAAAGCCTGCTCTCCGGGCATACCTTTGAACATCTCGCGGATGATTTTGAACCCAGCCATGGTGTTCCCCTCGCCAAGGGAAGACACGATGTCCGCTGGGATGACATACGAACCCGACGGGACCGTCATCGGCAGATGATCCGTCCGCCCGGCCACAGGGCTATGGATCGGCCCAACGTGCATCTTGGGCGACTTCGGAGCGCCCATGGTCTGGGTTGTAGTCGTGACGGTTTGTCCGCCCAAATCCCTCTTGGCGCGGCCCTCCCTTGCAGTGCTCAGAGCAATGGCGATTGCCTGCTTCTGCGGACGGCCACTGTGGACCAACTCCGAAATGTTGGAACTGATCGTCTTCTGGGAGGAGCCTTTTTTCAGGGGCATGGCTACAGACTCAGGTTGTAAAAGGCGATGGAACCGATCCCGGCACCAGCAGGGCTATTGTTGATGCCGCGAGCCCCAAGGGTAAACACGTCGCTTGTGCTGAAGCCGTTGCCGGAAAGAGACGCGCTAACACCTATCTGCAAGTCAAAATTGTAGCCGAAGGGGGCCACAATAGGAACGCTGCCCTGATTGGTGGACACAACGTAATCCGTTTGGACGATCCCATCCGCCGTGGCCGTCATAGCGGTCGCGGCAGTGTCAACATCGACCATACCACTGGAGATTGGCCCAGCGGCCCATGTTGCTCCGGTCAGTGTCGGATTGCGGACCAGAACAACTTCATAATTACCCTGCGCTGTCGCAACGAAGTTTATAATTGACGGAATGATAACCGCGCCGAAGTAACTGGAGTTAATCCGAATGGACACAAGCGGCGTGAAGCTCAGGCCGGTAGCATTCGCAATGGTTGCTCCGTTCCCGTCTGGGCGAGCAATTTGTGTAGCGGATACCTGTTCATATCCACCTTCAGATATAACGGTCGAACAGATCATGGTGAGCGTTGATGCGCTCGCCGTCGTGTCTGTATTGGAAATTTCGTAGCGCAAAGGCAGCGTGGAAGTCTGCATGTAGACCACGGTGCCAATATTTGCGTTCTGGAACGTGTGACAGACCACATACTGGCCGTTGATGATGAACCCACACCGGACGTTGCCAACGCCCAACCATTCAATATCGAACCAGAGGATCTGCGTTTTGGTCAGGTCCAGAGTGATGCCGGACGGCCCTGTCCCGTTCAGCTTGTCCCCGTTCCAGTCCGCCTGAGCAACATACCGCGTATTGTTGACTGTTCCGCCCGTGTACGTCCTGATGACGAACGTAACTCCGTTCGGGCCCTGCTCAAGGTAAATGCCGTTGTAGGCGCTGAAGAACCCGACGCGCTGAACAAGATTGGTTTTCGCGGCACTCATCACGAACGTCTGCAACGTCAGCATTCCCTTACCGGGCTGGTAAGGGAAAACACGAAACGTCTGGGCCAGAGCTGACGACCCGGATGTCGTTGTCGTGCTGAGTGCCACCGAGGACTGGTTAGTGTTGTACGATGTGGTGCCGCCAGTGGCTGTAACGTAGCTGTAGTGAACGTCTGCTGCAAACCGGCTCTGGCTGTCGAACAGTGTGAAGGGATTTGAAACCCGCAGCCGACCGAAAGCATCGACGTTTGTGCCACCTATGGTGACAGATGCCGGATTGGACGAAGAACCAACGGGAGGGTAGACCGCAATCGTCATTGTCCAGGCCCTCCACCGACCTTAATGGTTACAGAGGAAGAAGAGGCATAGGCAGCAACAAACCCGCCAGCTTCCAAGACCTGTTGTCCTGTCCACTGAACAGTCGTATTCCCCGGTATTGGCGCGGCATAGAAGATGGCATTGCTCGCCCCAGCCGTACCGCCGGCCGGAACAAGAGATACGTAGAACGTCGCTGGAGTAGCCGACGTGTTGCAGATTTCTATGTCAACAATCGCCATCTGCCGCCCGGATGGGACTGTGTACAGGGTCGAATATGAACCTGTACCCGCCGCGCCAGAGGAAAGCGTTGACCCTCTCAGGTAAGAAAACAGCCCAGTAACAGCTAAGTTGATGCCATTGATGGCAACAACGCCGTTCTTCTGGGTGGTTAAGATGTCGTCAAGCGATGCGGGCATCAGAAACGATCCTTGCAGAATTCGTTGAATGTTGCCATATTACCATTCATGATTCAGGCACCTGTCGCGCGACTTCTTGAGCTTTTGTCCTACGATCCTGCCACAGGACGATTGTTCTGGCGAGTAAACCGTGGGAAGTGCAAAGCAGGGCGAGAGATTACGTGTCTTAACGAATCTGGTTACATAATAGTACGCATTGATAATGTACTCTACAGGGTTCATAGAATTGCTTGGGCTATGCATTATGGTGAGTGGCCCAGTGGCGAAATCGACCACATAAACGGCGTTAGGACGGACAACCGCGTTGAAAACCTTCGCGTTGCCACTCGTTCTGAAAACATGCAGAATACAAAAAAACCAGTTACAAATAAAAGCGGGAAAAAGGGAGTTTCTTGGGATAAGACTACAGGCAAGTGGAGAGCAGAAATTCGCGCCAATGGGAAAAAATACAACCTTGGCCGCTTCAAAACTATTGAAGAGGCCTTTAAAGCCCATGAAAGCGCTGCTGATAAACTTCATAGATGCTTTGCCCGGCATGACTAGTATCTTCCGTCGGGTTGGTACCGGTACCTAAGATTCCCAATGCGCCACCAAGAGTCGATGTCATCGCTCTCCAGCTTCACGGAAACAAGCCTGCCCCTAAAGCGTGGAGTAATGAAGGTGACAGCTTGGGTCATGTTAAATGGCCCATACTGAAGCGGGGTCTGGCCGGGATAGTCAGTCACGTAGAACGTCAACCTGACGTTCGCAGACTGAACCCCGTCGTAGTATCCCCACTTCATGTCCGGCCATATCTGATCGATGAACATTTTCACATCGGCCTCAGACAGGACGAAATATCCAGTCTGAAACGAAGATGTCATCGCGTTTCCGTCAGCATTCTTCGACACTTCATGCTGAAAGATGAAATTGTCCGAGCCGGACGCGCCAATCGGCGGTCCAAGGACACTTTCGTTGATCCATGCCGTCCGGGACAGAGACCCGAAGTCCCAGCAGTCCAGCAGGATATTGTACTTGACGTACTTTGTCGGCTGGCCGCCGTGGCCAATCGTCGGATAGAACCAGCTAACCTCGCCAAACCTGGAGTTCGGCGCGATGCGGATGTTGTCCACAAAGTCAGTGTCTATGTCTTGGAAGA